TACAGGGGAAATTGGTTTTTTATCATCGGCAGGAAATCTGTTTGATGAGGAAGATGAATGGTAATGTAAACCTGATATGACGAATGGAAAAGCATCGCATTTTGCGGTGCTTTTCCTATACTTAGAGAATTATGATTTTATGAAAATAAGCATCGATCATTTAGTTGTGATCGGTGCTTTTTTCTGCCATGACGGGGGGTGTGTGCAGGTGGCAAGCAGGATTAAAGGAATCACGGTCGAGATCGGCGGGGATACCACTGGTCTTGACAAAGCCCTGAAAAATGTAAATGCAACGATCAGGTCGACCCAGTCCTCGTTGAAGGATGTCAATAAGCTGTTGAAACTGGATCCGGCAAATACAGAGCTGCTTGCACAGAAGCAGAAACTCTTAAAGGATGCCATTGGTTCTACCAAAGAAAAACTGGATGCTTTAAAAACAGCACAGGAACAGGCAAAGCAGCAGCTGGAGAATGGGGATCTGGGACAGGACAAATATGATGCCCTTCAGAGGGAGATCATCGAAACGGAACAGGAACTCCAAAAACTGGCACAGGAAGCAGTAAATTCCAATGCTGCCCTTGCAAAAATCGAAGAGGTTGGTGGGAAGCTGGAGTCAGTCGGAAATAAGATATCCGGTGTCGGAACAAAAATGCTTCCCGTTACAGCGGCAGTTGCAGGTCTTGGCAGCCGTGAAGACTACGGCAGATTTTGATTCTTCCATGAGCCAGGTACAGGCCACGATGGGAATTACGGCTGATTCCATGTCAAAGGTGGATGGACAGTCAGTAAACACAATGGATACCCTGCGTACCCTGGCGAAGCAGATGGGAGAGAAAACAGCCTTTTCTGCAAGTGAGTGTGCACAGGCACTTAATTACCTTGCTTTGGCAGGTTATGATACACAGCAGATGTGTGATACGCTTCCAACGGTACTGAATCTGGCAGCTGCAGGAGATATCGATCTTGCATCTGCATCGGATATGGTAACGGATGCCATGTCAGCCCTTGGCATGCAGACGGATGAAGCCAATACAATGGTCGATCAGATGGCAAAAACAGCATCGACAACGAACACATCCGTGGCGCAGCTTGGGGAAGGAATCCTTACCATTGGTGCAACTGCCAAATCCGTAAAAGGCGGTACAGCAGAATTAAATACGGCCCTTGGTATTCTGGCCAATAATGGTATCAAGGGAGCAGAGGGCGGTACACATCTTAGAAACGTGATCCTTGCATTACAGAGCCCGACCGATAAGGCAGCTGCCTGTATGGAGAGTCTCGGCCTTCAGGTTTATGATTCGCAGGGGAACATGCGGAGTCTGAACGATATCCTTTCTGACCTTAATAAGTCTATGGACGGCATGACCTCTGCAGAGAAGAATAATATCATCAGTACGATCTTTAATAAAACGGATCTGGCATCCGTAAATTCCCTGCTTGCAAATACCGGGGATACCTGGGACAGCCTTCAGAAGTCCATTACGGAATCCGGTGGTGCTGCACAGCAGATGGCAGATACACAGCTTGATAACCTGTCCGGTCAGATCACTATCTTAAAATCAGCGGTGGAAGGTCTGGCCATTTCTTTTGGAGAGGCGCTTATGCCTGTGATCCGGAGTCTTGTCTCCAAGATACAGGGATTTGTAGATAAGTTGAACAGCATGGATGAATCCCAAAGAAATCTGATCATCCGTGTTGCAGCGGTGGTTGCAGCCATCGGACCGTTCCTGATCATTCTTGGAAAAACGATCTCAACCGTAGGGACAGCGATGAAAGGCTTTTCTTTCCTTGCCAAAGGGATCGCAAGTCTTGGAGTAAAGATCGCAGGAAGCAGCGGTTCGGTAACCGGGCTTGCAAGTGCACTTGGGGCGGTAGCGGGACCTGTGCTGGCGGTTATTGCCGTGGTAGCCGTTTTGGTAGCTGCGTTTAAACATCTGTGGGATACCAATGAGGAATTCCGAAATGCAATAACAGCGATCTGGGAAGGTATTGTCAAGAAGGTACAGGCATTTGTTGAAGGAATCAAGGAAAGGCTAGCAGCCCTTAATATTGATTTTACTGCAGTGATAAATACACTGAAAAAAATCTGGAATGGCTTCTGTGAACTTCTGGCACCTGTGTTTGAAGCAGCATTCAGTATCATTTCAACAGTTCTTGGTACAGTACTTGATGCACTGACGGGACTGCTAGATGTGTTTATCGGACTTTTCACGGGAAACTGGGAGCAGATGTGGTCGAGAATCAAGGAGATATTCTCCGGCATCTGGAATGGAATCACTGGAATCTTTACGGCAGCATTGAATCTTATCCGTGGGATTGCGGATACAGTCCTTGGATGGTTTGGGACAAGCTGGAATGCAGTATGGACTTCCGTATCTACATTCTTTACAAATATCTGGAACGGGATTACGTCATTCTTTACCGGAGTATGGGAGAGCATCAAGAATGTGGTACAGGTAGGAATCCTGTTTATTGGTTCGCTTTTGGAAGCAGCATTTAATGTCATTACATTGCCGTTCCGCTTTGTATGGGAGAACTGTAAGGAGACCATTATTTCCGTATGGAATACGATAAAAAGCACGGTTTCGACTGTGATCGATGCCGTGGCATCGGTGATCTCTACAGTCATGAATACCATAAAGACTGTGATCAGCACAGTCTGGGATGCAGTCAGTACAAAGATATCTACCGTGCTGAATGCCATTAAGTCAATGGTGACCACGGTATTTAATGCAGTAAAAACGGTAGCGGTTACGGTGTGGAATGGAATCAAAACCGCAATCAGCACGGTCGTTGACGGCATTAAAAGCAAGGTGTCTTCCGTATTTGAAGCTTTGAAGAATACACTTTCTTCTGTTTTTAATGGAATCAAATCAACAGCGGTATCTGTTTGGAACGGAATTAAGAATGCAATCGTTATACCGATTGAGGCAGCACGGGATACTGTTAAAGGAATCGTGGACAAGATCACGGGGTTCTTTAATAACATGCATTTGTCGCTTCCGCATATCAAGTTACCGCATTTCAGTATCAGTGGGAAATTGTCACTTGCTCCGCCAAGTGTACCGCATCTGAATATCGATTGGTACAAGGAAGGCGGTATCATGACAGGACCGACCATCTTTGGTATGAACGGGTCGAGTCTTATGGCAGGAGGGGAAGCCGGAAAAGAAGCGGTTCTTCCACTGAAAGGCTTTTATGAACAGCTGGAAAATATCCTGACAAACAGGCTGAATACTTCAGCAATGGAGCAGTATCTGGCTGTGATAGCAGAAAACAGCGGAAAGGGCATCTATCTGGATGACGGAACGCTGATAGGAAAACTGGCACCCGGGATCAATCAGAAACTGGGCATGCAGAAATTTAAAGCAGAAAGGGGCATGGTCTGATGAGCGAATATACAACCGCAGGATTTGGGGCAACGATCAATGGAAAGCACACATGGAAAGATTATGGTCTTGTGATCGGCAATACGGATATCGTAAGTGAGCCATCCCCGAAAACTAATTATATCGAAGTGCCTGGAAGCAGTATCAGAATTGACCTTACGGAAACACTGACAGGGCAGGTGGAATATGAGTCCAGACAGCTTAAGTTCTCTTTAGGAAAAATGGAAAGGGAAGATTTGTGGCCGGTGTTTTACCGGACATTTCTGAAGGCATATCAGGGCAAAGAAGTACGGGTTGTTCTGGATCAGGAGCCGGATGTGTATTATCACGGACGTGCAGAAGTTTCGGGGTTTTCCAGAAATGGAAGGCTCGGTACATTTACCCTGACGATAGATGCGGATGCGTATAAATACGAAATTAATGTGTCAAGTGAGGATTGGCTGTGGGACGTATTGAATTTTGAAACAGGGATCATCCGTGATTACCGTGGAATCAGCATCTCTGGCAGCAGCAGTAAACTTCTGGAAGGAAGCGGTATCCCTGTTGTGCCAGTATTTTACGTCAATAATCTTGATGAGAGTGCGTCAAACTACATTACTTTTAATGGAACGAGATACACCCTGCAGCAGGGCAGAAACCGCTTTGCAGATCTGGTCATTCCGGTCAGCGGAGGCAGACTTTATTTTTACGGGACATATACAGTGAGTATTGAGTTCCGGGGAGGGAGTCTGTAAATGTATAAAGTATTTTGTGACGATCAGCTTTTGTATCTTCCAGGAGATCAGGAGCTGGTCATTTTTAATACCAAACTGGAACTGGCGGATAATAAATCCGGTTCATTTGAGTTTGATATCCCGGCAGTGAATCCGATGCATGACAAGATGAAAAAGCTGACTTCTGTCATCCGGGTGGAAAAAGACGGGGATAGTATCTTCTACGGACGCATCTTCAGTATGGAGAAGAATTTTTATAATACCCAGACAGTGGTGTGTGAAGGGGAGCTTGCATATCTTCTGGATTCAATACAGGAACCGAAGGCATACCACAGCTATACTGTGCGTAGTTTCTTGAACGCATTGCTTGCTGTCCATAATATGCAGACAACAATGGAAAAACGGCTTGCTGTCACATTTAACTCCAAATGTGCAGGAGAAAGCGGTTCTTTTGATAACCTTTCCCTCTTCTTTAAGTCTGGAAGTACGGTATATGCCGTTTTTACAAAGAAAAGGGCTAATGATGTGGCAGGGAAAACATTTATTGTACCTGCAGGAGATTTTTATGTGTACTGGCATACGGATGCATCGGTTAATAACTATTATGGATTTTCCATAGACAGTGTGGAGTTTACAAGCGAAATTTCAGGTACGGCAACGATATCATCACTTCCATCTTATACGGCAGTGGAAACGAAGAAAGTTTCTGATATGCAGAGTGCCCATAATCCATATGCTAACAGTTCCAATCTTCTGTGGCATTACACCCATACATTCGACAGAAAAGACCTGTATCCGAAAATGTTTGTTACTGGGATGGTGACGGTGGAAGATAGCAATGACAGCATCTACCGCTACACAAACTGGGAAAATACGCTGGATGATATTCAGGATAAGCTGGTAGATCGTCTTGGCGGACATTTACGGATCCGGCATTCCAGCACGACCCGTTATCTGGATTATATAGCAGACTATGATAATACCAATACACAGGTCATTGAATTTGGCAGCAATTTGCTTGATTATACGGAAAATGCGGATGCATCTGAGATTGCAACCAGGGTGATCCCGCTTGGGAAAAGGTTAGAGGAAAGTTCGATTGAAGGACTGGAAGAGTATACCACGATTAAAAGTGTGAATAATAGTGTCCCGTATATAGAATCCACGGATGCCGTAAAAGTGTACGGTGTGGTGACAAGGACTGTGAGTTTTGAGGATGTCGGAGAGCCGGCCAATTTGAAGAAGAAAGCAGAGAAATATCTGTCAGATATTCAGTTTGAGAACCTGTCTTTGACCTGCAATGCCGTGGACCTGAACATGGTGGATGTGGATATCGAACGGATCAAACTGGGGGATTCCATCCGGGTCGTGTCAAAACCACACGGAATGGATCGGTATTTTCCGGTTACTGCACTTACCATTGACCTGCAGAATCCACAGAATAATACGGTAACGCTTGGAACAAGTGTAAAGGCAGGAATTTCAGAACGTACAACAAATCAGAACGACTCGCTTGTACAGAAGATCCAGTCACTGCCGCCACAGTCTGATACCCTGAGGATGGCGATAGAAAATGCAACAGCCCTGATCACGGCAGCAACCACGGGGCATGTGGTGACAAGACCGGAAGAGATCCTGATCATGGATACTGCAGATAAGGATACCGCAAAAAAGGTGTGGCGATGGAATTTAAATGGTCTGGGATATTCCAGTACGGGATATAACGGGACGTTTGGAACAGCCATTACGATGGATGGAAAGATCGTAGGGAAATATATTGCTGCCAGAAGCATTTATGCAGATTCCTTTATTGCAGGAGAACTACAGACTGCGTGGAATGGAATCACGGATTATATCCAGCTAAAGAACGGGGAACTGCAGGTATTTAATACTTCTGATCAGCTGGTGTCAAAGTTCAATTATAATGGGGAGCATTTTTACAGGGACGGCACTTATGTAGGTAAGATTGGAACTAACAAGTGGTCAAGCAATGCAGCACACAAAGGGCTGGTGTTTGATCTGGAATATACCGGAAAGTATATGGCATGGTGTTATCAGAAAACAAGCGGAGCTTCATCCTATACCACGATGCTGTGTTTTTCACAGGGAAACAGTATCTATACGGAACAGGGGCTGCATCTGGGCTGTGATTTTTATGGGGAGTGGAATACGCTCTACAACATTAAACTTTCGGGTGTTTCTTCTGGCGGATACAGTGCATTTACTGGAACGATCCCAATCATCATGAATATTACGGATAAAGGAAATGGGGCAATCAGCTGGACTTACAGTAAGCTTCAGGTAAAAAACGGCATCATAGTCGGATACTGGAATTAAGGAGGTATAAAGTGGAAAAAGAAATCGAATTGGAACTTCCCCGTGGGGAAAAGCCAAAGGAAGGAAAAACAGAAATGGCAGAAAAAACAGTGGAACTGATGTCTGGCTCACCGCTTGAAATGAAGCTAGAAGAAGTTTTAGGTAAGGTTACTGCTATGGAATCAGCTATGACAAAAATGACAGCATTGTTTGAGGGAGGTGCATTTAGTGGAAAAGCAGGAAAAGAATAAAACAGAACAGAATCCCATGCCTCTTGGCATGATTCTGGATCATGCAAGGGAGGACATGACAAAATCAGTGGTTGCACTGCAACAGAAATACGGGCTTCCGGCAAGTCTTCTTGATGTAATCCTGACAGGCGTGCTGTCAGAAGTACGGGAAATGAAGTGTATGGAGTATAGGCAGCTGAAGGAGGGAGAAAAAGATGGCAAATGTCACAACGTATCTGAATAAGATCCTGTCTGCGGTATATGGAAAAGATGTCAGGCAGAGTATTTATGATTCCATCAATGCAATCAATACACAGGTGGAAGGGTATGTATCTGCTGAGAAAAGCCGTGTGACAGCGGAAGCTAATAGAAATAGTGCTGAAAAAATCAGGGTATCAAACGAGAACGATAGGGAAGCCGCTGAAGAGGAACGTTTAACAAATGAAGCAGAAAGGCTGGAGATATATGATGATCTGTGCTCTCAGGTAGCTGATATGCTGGATGAATTGAAGAATGTGGCAGAGGGGAAAATTACATTTTCTGCGATTTATCCTGTGGGCAGCATTTATATGTCCGTGAATAATACCAGTCCGGCATCCTTGTTTGGCGGCACATGGCAGTCATGGGGAAGCGGACGTGTTCCCATTGGGGTGAATACATCGGATTCAGAATTTTCTACGGTGGAAAAAACGGGTGGAAGCAAATATTTGCAGAGCCATACGCATACCTTTACCGGAACGGCGGTCACAGTAACAGGAGGAGCGCATTCCCATACGCTTCCATACCCTGTTCCAGCAGCACCCAATAATGATTCAGAGGGAGAATCATATAATGCTGCTTATGGAAATTATAGTCCACAGAGCGAACTGGTAGAGGAAACGGATTCGACAGCCCACAGTCATACCTTTACGGCAAAAGGTACGCTTAGTTCAGCTGGATCTGGAAACGGTCAGAACCTCCCGCCTTATATCACCTGTTATATGTGGAAGCGCATTGCATAATTTTAGTAACTGGTATCTCTTCGGAGGTGCTTTTTTTATACCCAAAAATCAAAGGAGGAACTCATTATGAAGGAATTTTGGAACACGGTACAGTTTGTTTTTACAGCAGTAGGAGGATGGCTAGGATATTTCCTTGGCGGATGCGATGGTCTGATCTATGCACTGCTTGCATTCGTTGTGATCGATTATCTCACGGGAGTGATGTGTGCGGTCAGCGATAGGAAGTTATCCAGTGCAGTAGGCTTCCGTGGAATCTGCAGAAAGGTCCTGATCTTTCTGCTTGTCGGAATTGCAAACATCCTGGATGTGCAGGTGATCGGTACGGGCAGTGTGTTACGGACAGCGGTGGTCTTCTTCTATCTTTCCAATGAAGGCGTGAGCCTGTTGGAAAATGCATCGCATCTGGGACTTCCTGTGCCGGAAAAAATCAAGGAGGTTTTGGAGCAGCTCCATGACCGTTCAGAGAAAGGAGAATAACCGCTATGAACAAGAAAGAATTTATCACAGCGGTTGCAGGATATGTGGACAAGTATGCTTCAGCGTATGGCATTCTTGTCCATTCTTCTGTTATTGCACAGGCAATTTTGGAATCCGGCTGGGGGAAAAGCACCCTGGCTGCGAAATATCATAACTATTTTGGATTGAAATGCGGAACAAAGTGGAATGGTGGTTCAGTCAATCTTTCAACTAAAGAAGAATACACACCCGGAACACTGACGTCAATCCGTGACAACTTCCGTACCTATTCTTCGATGGAAGAAGGAGTAAAGGGATATTTCGAATTTATCCAGCTTTCCAGATATCAGAACCTGAAAGGCATTACGGATCCAAGGAAGTACCTGGAAACTATCAGGGAAGACAGTTTTGCGACCAGTTCTGATTATGTGAAGAACTGTATGGCTCTGGTAGAGCAGTATGAGCTGAGAAAATATGACAATGCAAAGGAGCGAGAGACTATGGCAAAAACAGCAGCAACATTGATTGCACAGGCAAAGGCATGGGTCGGATGCCGTGAGGCAAACGGATCCCATAAAAAGATCATTGATACTTATAATGTACACAGACCATTGGCAAGAAATTATTCGGTAAAATATACCGATGCGTGGTGTGCCACGTTTGTATCAGCATGTGCCATTAAGACAGGTATGACGGATATTATCCCGACAGAGTGCGGATGCGGTCAGATGATCGCCCTGTTCCAGAAGCTGGGGGAATGGGACGAAAATGATGCAAGAGTTCCAAGACCGGGGGATATTGTTTTTTATGACTGGGATGATTCCGGTAAAGGTGATAACACCGGATGGCCGGATCATGTCGGAATTGTAGAAAAGGTATCCGGCAGTACGATTACAGTAATCGAAGGAAATAAAGGAAATGCAGTAGGAAGGAGAACCCTGCAGGTAAATGGAAAATATATCCGTGGATATGGAGTACCGAAATACAACAGTGGATCTTCACAGAATACTTCTTCTGGGAATGCTGGTGGGAGCAGCAGTTCTGGTGGTATCAATAAAACACCGAAATGGGTAGGGAAGGTTACGGCTTCATCCTTAAATGTCCGCAAATGGGCAGGAAAGGAATATGGCCGGATCAAATCTTATCCATATCTGTACAGAGGGAATCTGGTAGATGTCTGTGATACCGTAAAGGCGTCAGACGGAAAAGCGTGGTATTATATCCGCATTGCAGGAAAATACTATGGATTTGTTTCTTCAGATTATATCGTGAAGGCATAGGAATATGGCTGATGGTCAGTAATGGCTGTTAGCCGTATTTTTTTCAGTTTATGCCAAGGAAAGAAAGGTGAAAGGTATTCAAGAAAACACTTGCTATTATTGGCTTTCAGAGTGATATATAGACTACCAAAACGGAAGGAGGTATGGCTTGTGGAAATTCAGATCAGGGAAGGCAGCAGGGAGCAGAAAAGAAAGTTAAAAGTCTGTGCATACTGTCGTGTATCGACAGATGCGGATGAACAGGAAAATTCGCTGGAAAATCAGGTCAGGCATTATGAGACGGTCATAAAAGCCAATCCGAATTATGAATATGCCGGAGTTTACAGTGATTTTGCCATATCGGGATTTAAAGAAAAGAGACCCGGTCTGCAGAAGATGCTTGCCGATGCAGAAAAAGGTAAGATAGACCTTATATTAACAAAATCAGTATCACGTTTTGCAAGAAACACCTCAATCGTTCTGGAAGCTACACGAAAGCTGAAGGAACTGAATGTAGGTGTTTTTTTTGAACTCCAGAATATCAATACCCTGTCAGGGGAAGGGGAGCTAATGCTTACGATCCTTGCAGCATTCGCACAGGCAGAAAGTGAAAGCGGAAGTGCTGGTGCAAAGATGGTTTATCAGAGAAAGTATGAGGCAGGTATTCCCGTACAGTACCTTGAGCGGTCTTTCGGTTATACAAAAGACGAGAGAGGAGTATTTGTTGCTGACGAAGCTGAAGCTGTATGGGTAAGAAAAATCTATGAGATGGCAGCAGACGGATATACTCCTGCATCAATCAAACGATACTTGAATGAAAACGAAGTAAAAACGGTAGGCGGTGTACAGTGGGTAGACAGCACCGTGTTTCGTCTTCTTGAAAATGAGATTTACAAAGGCGATTACATCATGCATAAGCACTTCGTGAATGAAGAGAGAAAACTGGTCAGGAACAGGGGAGAAGTGGATGCATGGTACATCGAGGATGACCATGAAGCTATTGTTTCCCCTGAACTCTGGCAGAAAGCACAGAATGCATTGGCTGCAAAGCGGGATTATCTTGCGGAAGGCTCAGTGATCGAGGAGTTCACGGAAGAAAATTATCCTTACATGAATAAAATCTATTGTGCTAAATGCGGATATCCCCTTTACAAACGAATCTACAGCAAAGGCAACAGACTTAACTGGGGGTGCAGTGGAACAAAAAGATATGGAAAGACCTTCTGTGATGGCATTAATATCCCGGATGGTGTGCTCCGGAGTGCGTGGCATTTTAAAGAAAACACATATATTGCTGAGAAAGCATCGGATAAGGGAGTGAAGGAATTTACTTATTTAAAAGAGCAGTCATGGAAAAGAAGGCATAAAAAGAAGCAGCCGCCAGCAATTCCAGAAAATACTGAAGCAGAGTATCCTTACAGAGAGAAGATATTCTGTGCATTATGTGGAAGCAGACTTGTAAGATATGTAAATCCCCAGAGTCATAAAGTCACGTGGGTATGCAGCAGGAGAAAGCGGAAAGGAAAAGATGCCTGCGATGGGACCAGGGTTCCGGACACCATCATAAAGGGATGGGGAGAGATCAAAAAAGATATTTATATTCAGAGAAAGGATGATAAGAATGGCAAGAAGCGTTACAGTTATACCAGCAAGAAGCCAGAAGGTGCGGACAGGGCATAAGGCGGTACAGGAAAAGAAGATAAGGGTGGCAGCCTACTGCCGTGTGTCAACAGACCAGGAAGACCAGCTCCATAGTTTTGAGGCACAGGTCGAGTATTATACAAAATATATCAATGAGCATGAGAATTATGAAATGGCCGGTATTTATGCAGATGAGGGGATCTCGGGTACAAATACAAAGAAAAGGGAACAGTTCAAAAAGATGATCGCAGACTGCGAGGGAGGTAAGATAGACCTTGTCATAACAAAATCCATCAGCCGTTTTGCGAGGAACACGCAGGACTGCCTAGCATATTCCAGAAAATTAAAGAATTTAGGGATCGGCATCATATTTGAGAAGGAAAACATCAACACACTGGATTCTACGGGCGAGCTTCTGTTCACCATCCTAAGCTCCCTTGCACAGGATGAATCAAGGAATATTTCAGAGAACTGTAAATGGGGCATCCGCACGAAATTCAAGAACGGTGAAATGCATCTTAACACATTCAAGTTCCTCGGATATGATAAGGATGAGAACGGGAAGCTTGTCATCAATAAGGAACAGGCAAAGACAGTGAGAAGGATATACAGGGACTTCCTTATCGGAATCAATCCGGCACAGATCGCAAAGGAACTGACGGAAGAGAAAGTTCCTGGGTGTCTCGGGCAGACAAAGTGGTATCCAAGCACTGTCATAGGGATCTTAAAACAGGAAAAGCACATGGGTGACGCACTTCTGCAGAAGACCTATACGGCAGATTTCCTTACCAAGAGACAGGTCAAAAACAACGGTGAGATCGCACAGGTCTATGTAAAGGACAGCCATAAGGGAATCATTGATAAGGAAACATGGAATGCGGTTCAGGAAGAATTTGAACGCAGGGAGAAATTCATGCAGAAGCATGGGACAGACCGCTACAGTTACGGTTCAGAATGTTATCCCTTCTGCGAAAAGATCTTCTGTGGGGAATGTGGAAGCCTTTTTACAAGACATTCATGGAAATCAAGGGGGATCATACAATGGCAGTGCAAGAATCACCGTAAGGATGGAAAAGTTGCATGCACCAATGCTTATGTAGATAATGCAGATTTGGAAAAGGGATTTGTAAAGGCATTCAACCGATTGGTCGGTGAACGGGAAAAGCATATAGAAAGATGGAATTCCATGAAATTAGATGGGACTCCGCTTGAGAAGATAAGGGCGGGGCAGATGATGGAAGCAGCCGAAAGCGGACAGCTTCAGCAGTATGTTCCTGAAGCCGCACAGCTTGTTTTGGAAGAAATAACAATATTCGGTGCAAAGAAATATGAGTTTGCATTCTTGGAAGGCAGCAGGGTAAAGGTTTCCGTATGATCATTCGGAAACCTCCTCCTCATCACCCAAGCCAAATAAGTCAAGCTGCCCGTTCTGCGGCATATCATCAGTTTCTTCTTCCAGTTCTGGTTCATCAGCTTTCTTCTGTGGGAGTTTATGCGTGTAGAGCTTATCCCACGGAAGCGGATTCCGGCATTTTTTGTTATATCCGATAAGGATTGCCTCTGCAAATCCAAGAGAGCCGGAACGCCTGTCCTTGGCAGTACGTGCCAATTCCTTGATGGATATTCTTCCCAGTTTTTCTTTGAAAATATCATCTTTGACCGCATCGCCATAGGCATTTAGAAAACGTGCTAGTCCATTCATCATGTTTGCACTGAAGGACTGGGCAGCACCTTCCCATGTTGCGACAATCAGACGGATCACATGATCGAGCATGTGATAACCGTATTTGTCGTGGATGGTCTCAAGGGTAGCAACGGCACAGATACCGCCAGGAACAGAAGAAGAGGTGATGGAAAGGTCATAAGATTCTACTAGATCACGGATGATAAGCTGTTTATCATTCCCAGCCTCAATGTTTGCCATGAATATTTCATAGGGAAGCAGGGGCTTTACATACTTCATCTGATTAGCAAAAATATCGGCTTCGTGTTCGTAAACGAGGTCATCATAGACCATGCACCATACAGGAGTCTCTCTTGAACCGGAGACGAGTGCCACGATTTCAATGGTGTGCTGCCCGTTAAAGACATAGTTGATACCGTTACGGCGGCTGACTTTTACGGGATTTATCTGGTACAGATCGAAGTTCGCAGCGGCACGCTGGACATGATTCTGTGAAAGATTTCTCTGATATTCTTGGTTGGATACAAGATTCCTGATGGGAATCTGCTCAAAGTGTACTTTTGGAACATACTGCATGAGATCAGTTTGTTCCGATATTGCTTGGTCATCTGTCATTTTAATCCTCCTCCAACTGCGTCAGCAGTCTGTTTATTTTTCGTGTAAGGTTTATGATCTGTGTCCTGACTTCTTGCCGGGCAGAAGCGGATGTGGAAGGAA